TTCAAGCAGAAGACGGCATACGAGATACTGATCGGTCTCGTGGGCTCGGAGATGTGTATAAGAGACAGAAATATGACTATCAATGAAAAGAATGAACTGCTGACCACTTTGTGGGATGACCCGTCCGTGACGCTTCATGGTGTCAAGGACGGTGTTACGAGTTCGATTGATCGCGATCAGGCCGTTGACGATTATGAGGTAGCTTTGTATGATTCCTATCAATTCCTTTTGCCTTATGAAACGGATGACGATTTGCTTCTGTTTTCTGCTGAAGACTTGGAAACGTTTGCTCGGACGTGGTAATAGTAAAGCCCCTAGGTTATTAACCTAGGGGCTTATTTTATGCTGTCAGATCAGGCGGATACGAGATACCACATTGACTTGTTTGCTGGTGCGAGTGCGACGTATCGGGTTTTGCCTGAATAGCCTACGTAGTGTGCCCAAATGTATCCGTCTGCGATCACGCCTCCTTCGGATAGGTTGACGGTCTGTCCGTAGTGGTATTGGGCTACGACTTGTGCTGAGGTTGACGGCGCTGAGCGTACGTTGAGCACGTCTACGTTGACTTTGTAGGTTCCTGGAATGATGGTTGCGTTATTGTTTGCCGGTGCTGGCGCTGTGGCGCTTGTTGAACGTGGGTGGAAGTAACCGATGATGCCGTTCTTGGTGAGGGTCACGTATCCGGCTTTGTTTGGGTTTTGCGACATGGTTTCCAGGGTGCCGTTGCCGTTGTCTCGTACTACGATGGCTACGTGGTTCATGCCGTTGCCGTTCCAGAATGCCACGTCACCGTAGACCGGCGTGTAGTTGTCTGCTTCGCGGATGAACGTGTTTTGCAATGCTTTGGAGCGGTCGTATCGTGCGGTGTAGACGCTTGCGGCGTATCCGTCTACGGTGTTGGTGTCGGCGGCTGGAATGCCGTATACGTTGCGGGCGTAGTTGCTCCATAGGTCCCAGCATTGCCCGCCGTATGCGCCGTCCATGTCGATGATTTTGCCGTTAACGTTGTTCATCCATTCCTGGATATTCATGTCAGTTTTCCTTCCTATGTTTGGGGGTGTTGTTTTGCGCGAACACGTTCATGAATGGTGCGTCCGCCAATTCGGGGTTGATGGCGGTGATGTTTTCCAGGATTGAGGTGAGTTCGATGAGGCTGATGCCGCCGACCGTGCAGACGAACACGCTGACCGGCAGTCCGAGATCTACGTGCAGGTTGATCATGTCTACGAAATAGGCTACTAGTGTCAGCGTGAGGTAGGCGAACTTGTGCCATAAGCCTTGTCGCATTTTCTGTGAACTCAACGTGTTGTTGAGTATTGCTCTTGCAATACCGGTCACATAGTCCACAATGATGAAGAAGACTATCGCAAACACACACCATACGTCCGTTGTCGTCATTGTCATGTATTGTCCTTTCTATTTTCCTAGCAATTCTCCAATAATAAGCCCAAAATCGGCCTTGACCTGTGAATCGTCGAAACGGATTTTTCCGAGCCGGTAGCCGGTGGTGAGTCGGTGTATAATATCATCCGATTTTTTGACGTACCATGTTTTTTCGTCAACGTGGTTCGGGTCGAGCGTGTATGTCGGCCGGTTATTTTCTTTGGGGATGCGTCGTGAAACATATTGTGAAACATGTCCGTCGCGTTCGGATACGGAAACCCATATTCCAAACTGCGCGTAGTCGGTAGTGTCCAGCACGTATGACAGCTCGCCATCGCTAGGAATTGGCGCTATCAAAGTGTCCGATCCATCGCGGAACTTGTTTCTGATCGCATAGTCGGCATAATCACCGTCGTACTGTTCAAGGAATCTGCCGAACTTGGATTGTGCGACTTTTGCCGAGAAACCGCCATAGTCGGCCAATTCGAGACACACGAAGCCCCCGCAATAGAGTTTGTATTGTTGTTGGTTGGTTTGCTGGGAACCAATGTCGAGTCGGTATTTGGCGAAATATGGGTTGGCCTTTTGTACTGCGTTAGATAGGAATAGTACTTTTGTTCTATCCTGCCAACGGTCTACAGTATTGTAAAATTCCGAGAACGAGTTTACTTCATTGCTTAGGAAGCGTAGATTGTCTGGGAATATCTCATCGAAGATAATCAAGTGCACTTTAGGATAGGCTACCGATTTCAATCCGCCCGCTTGCGAGAGGGCGACGAAATAACAGCATGTCCGCCAGTCCTTTTCATCCCATGACGTCTTATGCAATTGCCCTTTTTCCCCGTTGATACGAAATTCATAGGATGGGAAGAACTCTTGAATATCCTTGAAGAACGTTTCCTTGCGGTGCTGTTCCACATCGGTGCGGCGTAGATAGATGAACTCGTGGCCGTGCTTGATATATTCCTTGATTCCGTACCGTTTGGCGGCGAACGTTTTGCCGAGTCCGCGTGCGCCGATTATGAAATTCCATGGGGCGTTTCTCGTCAACAGATTATGCAGATCGTAATAATCGCTCTCGTCGAGCGTCTGCAATGTCATGCCTGCAAACCTCCTGAACCAGTGGAGGGCGTGCGCCATGACTCGCACGCCCTCCACCAACCTATCATCTGGCGGCTGTCCAAGGGAAAGGTCATCACATAACCACCGCCACTATCAAGTATACCACACTTTAGAATGCGGGCGGATTAGATTTTCCATCCCACACACTCAGCAACGAATATGCCTGGTTGTATCGTGTCATGTACGGGCCGAACGGGAACGTGGCTAGGATATTGTTTTTGAGCTGTGCGAGGTTCGATGCCTTCGGCACCTTCAAAGCGTTCGCGGGGGATTGGTGATATGCCGTCACCCAAAGAATCTGCATTTTCGTGTCATCATACTCTTTAGGATAGCCCGCGTAATCCTCCGCGAACTGGTTGCGTTGTCCGTCACGCGACTCATTGCGTGCCGCCCATGTGCGGAACGCGTCCGCCTCCACTGAGGTGAGCGAACGTTTGAACGTGCCGCCCGACTCCATGAGCGCGGCTATTTCAGGCGCGGCGGTTTTGAATGCCTCATATCCGGTGGGGTCGGCGTCTTTCATCGAGTTGAGCACTTGCAGGCGGCGCTCGAAACTCCATTGCGCAATGCCGATGCCTTGCAGATTGGCGGCCTCGACTGCATCCCAGCGCAAACCGGACTCCACGGCACCGACCACGTATAGGGCGTACGGGTTTTCCGTACTGACCGAGCTGGACGGGTGCCCCTGTCCTTGCGAGTCGGACGGCTGGGATTGCGACGCTTTTTCCGAAAAATTATTGGCCGTGGTACGGTAAAAGATGCGTGTCCGCGTCCCGGCATTGTCGGTCTCGTGCAAGTAGAGGTTGTCGCCCTGCCAATGTATCCACGCTCCCCCGCGTGACGTGTCGGGGCTGCCCTGATTGTTGTTGCCGGTCGGATTGTCCGCGTCCGGCTTCGGCATGGTACGGGGATGCAAGTAGCCTAATAGTCCGGTGTTGGGGAACCATTTCAAGGCGCTGGCGTCGGGGTTTTGCGTGATAACGTAGATGTTCCCGTCTTTCACGCCATCACCGGCGACTATGGCGACATGCGTGTATGGCGTGTAGGAACCGTACCCCCATATTGCCACGTCGCCCGCCACGGGCGAGTACCCGTTGGCGGGAATGCGTTCGTACACTTGTTCGCATCGCGCGGACACGGGGTATGCGGTATACAGTCCACCCGCGTAGCCGGTGGGGGTTATGCAATCCTGGATACTCATGCCGTACATGTCCATACTGTATTTTGCCCACAAGTCCCAGCATTGCGCCCCGTACGCGCCGTCCATGTCCCAAAAACGGTTTTTCGTCTGATCGACCCATTGAGAAAAAGTAATAGCCATATCCCCATTATAAAGGATATGACTATTACATATCAGATGACGTTATGCGGCGTATGATGCCACAAAATTAGACTGTCCTTGGTCGGCCGTGGTTGGATTGTATACCCCCCAGCTTCCATCCGGCTGGATGAAGCCTAGTCGCGGCTTGGTGGTGGAACCGCCGGTGACTATCCACGTCCAAATATTGTGACGTGGATACGCCCATTTCGCCAGCTCTCCGCCCTTACCTTCGCCGATCGACGGAATATTCCCTTGTCCATCCACTGTGATAACGCCGTTTTGCAGGGTGAACTCCACCGACATATCACCAAACGGGGAGATGGCGTACGCATGTCTACCGCGATAGCAGTCTCGACACGCAGTGTAGAGGTATTTTGCGATAACCTTGGCGCCAGTCTCGTTAGGGTGGATATCTGTTGACGGAAACCAACTGTTTTCGCCTTTGCACCACACATAGGCGCTATCCGCCACTACCACTCGACGGTTGCCTGGCGTGGCGTTGAGCGCGCCACTGAGCAGTCCAGAATATTTCTTCATTCCAGCATCGTTAAGTACGGCGTGGTCGAAAAGCATTGGCGCAATCACAATGATTGCGTTCGGGAATGCGGCTTCCATTGCCAATACGACTTCACGTGCTTTCGGAAGTGCGGTGGCGTGGTCGAGGATGTCGTTACGGCCGCCCGCGCATACGGCAACCTTGACTTTAGCTTTGTTCACACTGGTATCGGCTACGCAGTTCGCCACCTGCTGCGCGAAAGTCGGAATACCGGACACGTTGAAACCTGCGCCCGCCTTCGCATAGTTTTTCCACTGCAGTTCCGGAAACATGGTGGACAATTGGTATGACCAGGTACGTTCGCGCGTGTTGTCCGCGTACGAGTCGCCAAACGTGACCAAATATCCGTCCGAATATTGAGACTGTCCCAGTTTTTCGAGAATGCTTGCGATCTGCGAGGAATTATTCCCTACGGAGGTGGATAGTGTGGCAATGTCCGTCGTGTTTTTATCCCACTTGGTTTTATTTGCGGTGGCGTGCGCGGTGGTGTCGGCCCCTAATGCGGTGAGGATGGTTTTGTTCGAGTCGGCTTTGCCGATTGCGGTGGTGGCGTCCACTCCCGCTTTATCCCACTTGGTTTTCGCGTCGGTGGCGTGAGCGGCGGTGTCCGCGCCGAGCGCGGCGAGAATGGCGCTGTTGTTGTCTGCCTTGCCTGCGGCGGCGGTGGCCGCGGTAGTGGCGGCGGCGGCGTCCGCACCTGCTTTATCCCACTTGTTTTTCGCCGTTGTGGCGTCCTCCACCGTGTTATCCCCAATCAGCGCTTTGACCACTTCCTCGTCGTGCGTTTCACGCGACTCCACGGCTTCGATGCGACCGAGATGCGTTTCGAGAGTCGTATCGATGGTGCGCATGGAACCGTTATACCCGTCACGCAGGTCGGCGGGGTCACTGTCGCCGTAAAGGTTAAGCGCGTAGTTGTCGGTTTTGTCGTAGATGGTGCTCATTGGTTTGTTCCTTTGGTTTCGCGGATGAGGGTTTCCAGTTGGTGCATGAGTCGGTCGATCATCACCATTGCCCGATTATATCCGTCGCGCAGATCGGACGGGGTATCGTCGGTGTAGAGAGGTAGTCCGTAGGTTGTGGTGCGCCCGTACATGTCGCGGTTTTCGTCATTTTCATTCATTTTTCTTCCTCTCTGATGTAGATGCAGTTTCCGCAGGAATAAAAATCGGTCACCCCGTCCGTGACTATCGTTCCGGCTGGGGTGCGTCCTAGGCTCATGGAAAAATAAAACGGCAGGGCAAGCCCCTTCAATGTCCCGGTGGCGGCATAGGAGAAATACAATGGGACCAGGATATTCGGCACGTCCCTCCCGACGGTGTCCTTCATCGCCATGTTGGATAGTGACGCCTGGAAGGAAGCCCCGGGTCCCGGTGTTCCCTGTTTTTTATCGCCCACCACCCACAGCAGCCCGAACGATTGAAGATAGTTGCTGGGGGTTTCCCATTTACAAGCGAGTTGAGAAATGCGACGTACGCGACTTTGAGTTGCTCGCTCCACACGAGGATGACCTGATCCTCCAACGAGTTTGATGATGAATTCGTTATAATGTCGTTTATGGACAACACTGTCCCCCAAGGTAGCGTTGCCGTCACGTTCGTGTTGTCCGCATCCTTTTGCACGTCGAATCCCGCTTGAGAGCATACTTCGTCGAGCGCGATATTAAGCTGGGTTCTAAAGTCGCGGCCTGCTGAATCTTTCCCCCCCCGAACGGTTATCGAGCTTATCGTTTTTTTGATATCCATCATTCCCCCTTCTTTTCGTGGACTATGAAATATGTCTCTTGGGTCCCCGGTGACGTGGTTTTGTCGGCTGTAATATATCCTTTTTCCGGTGATTTCGGTGGCGGTGTCGGTCGCTGATTCTGAGGTCGGGGCGTTACACGCGGTTCTTCGTTGCCGAAAATCTCACGATTGCCTAACACCGCCCAGGTGATGCAATCATGCTGTGCCGCCTGAGCCGTGGTTACGGTAGCCATCTGATTAACCCGCGCCCCGAATACGGCCAATTCGCGGTATATGTCTCGGTTCGTGTTTTTCGAGTCCTCGTACTTGCCACGTGTCGGGTTATAGGTAAGGGCACTGTCTTCGTATTGTCCGACCTGTTTTTCCAAGTCGTCCAGGGTTTCATTGATGCGCTCGAATTGCCCGTTGAAACCGGCTATCAGCTGCTTGATGGCTTCAACGTCCGCGTTCTCGTCCTTGGCGAGATTGTCAAGCTGTTCCCTGAGCTGGTCGAGATGTTCGGCCACCTCCTGCACGTAGCCAAGCACTGTCAACGTATCACGGTACGAAAAAGGCTGAACCGTAGTGAAATAGCGTTGCCGCGGGTCAATATCGAGCGGCGCTGCGCACATGTTTATTCCATCCATGATCCTCCGATCTGTCAATGTCAAGTATACTCTAGTGGCCGAGATTGTAGGCGAGACTCGTGCTGTAAAGCTGTGGCACGTTGGTCATGTTGTCGCCACTGCCCCACATACCTAAAAAGAGGGTTTCGAGCGAGTTGATGACCATCATGTCGATGTTGAGCATGGTGTTGCGCCAATCCTGCAACAGCTGGGACTGCGAACCACTGGTGCCGAGCGTATGCGACGTGGAATTGCCCTTGTCCGACGAGTGCGCGTAATCCGTGTTGCTGGTGCTGGTCGCGGTGGCCGTGCTGTCCTGCTGGGTTGCCGTATGCGTGTTGCCTGTCGAGTCCGTTTGTGATGCGGTGGTGGCGTACTTGCGGAAGTCGTCGATGCGGGTCTGCGGAAACTCGCTGTTGAACGTCATTGACGAATTGTCGGCGGTAGTGTCGGACGTGCTGTTGGCGGTGGACTCGTTCGACTGTGTGCCGCTCGATTTGCCACTGGACTCGTTAACACTTGTAGAGTCCATTTCCTGTCGAATGTCGGACGTGATGAACGGGTCGAACTTGCGCTGGGCGGATAGATAGAGCTGGTTGAAATAGTCCATCTGCTCCCGCATGGTACGCCCCAAATAGAAGACGAACATTTGCGGTGTTTCGCTTCCTATTTCCCTGAGTGCGTAGTGTGCCACGATTTTCTCGTTGAGCTTTGCCCTATAGTTTTCGTCGAAAATCGGGTAATATTGAGCGCTCAAATGCAGTTTTTCGTCCGTGTCGAAACCGCGTGCGATCAGATTGCCGAGCGTCAACGTGTAATCCGCCATGCTGTCTTTGATGGCGTACATGCTCAAGTCCTGCACCATATTTATTCCTCTTCCTTGTTTCCGTCAACGTCCAGGAGTCCGCCTGAAGTGGTGTCGTTCCACTCGATGCCGATAGGTTTCCCGGAGTCGGCCATTTGCGGCCACAACCGGTTGATCGTGTCGCACGCCTGTTGACGCGCCTTCAAGTAGCTCAGGCGGAACACGTTCGTACGTGAGTTGCCCGCCGTGACTTCCGACTCAAGCAACCGTTCCTTCTTTTCCGTGGTGCTGTTGTCGATGCCCAAGTAGTTTACGAGTTCGTTCCAGATCTGCGTCTTCGTGGTGATGATCTTATCCGCCAAAAACGGGGTGACGTTGGGGAACGTTTGGAACATGCCGGTGATATCCGCACTGTCGTATGTGTAAATGTACGGGTCGCCGTCTTCACGCGCCTTCATGAGATTTTGGGCGGTGAGCTTGTTGGTTTCTGAAGTGGCGATGATCAACGGCACCGAAATGTTGTCGAGGTTGACGTCGAGCGCGCGGTCGGCAATCGCCAATCGCGTGGCATAATTCCACATGACGTCAATCATGGTGCACCGCAATTGATTATCCCAAATCGGCACGCATTCCTTCGACCCTATTTGCGGGTGCGAGTAGTTCGTGGCTACGGGCTGAAAAGACGTCGGATTATTATAATTGTTGACTCCGCCGATATTACCCGACGTGACCATGAAACGGTGTACACCCCTGCGCTTGTCGGGGAAGAAGAGGGCCAAACCGTTCTCGAATAGTGTCAGTTCCAAATATCTTTCATCAATGTACGGGGGGAGGTTGATCCATTTGAAACGCGACACTGCCAGCATTTCAATCAGCTTCATATACTGGTTGATGCGGAGACTTTGCCGCATTTCGGGCAGATTCAGATTGCCCCACATGGAGCCGAGCACGCTCTGGTTATCCCAGTGCGCCGCCTTACGCGCGTTATTACGCTTGCTCATGGTCACCGTCCTAAACAATAATGGAGAGAGCTATATAACTCCCTCCATTATATCTAGTATGCGATACCGGCCAGCGGCACGTTATCCGCGTAGTCGGTGACGCCGATTTTATCGGGGTCGGTCCATACCGTCACGCCACTCTCGAAAATTCCCTTCACCGTAAGTCGGTATTCTTCCGGGCACGTGCTCGAACGTACGTACAATTCGTGCAGTTTCCAGTACGTGAAATTGGACATTGCCATCAAATTCGTCGGAAGTTGCATGAATCGTTGCACATAGTAGCCGTACCTTAGCCACACTTCTCCGATGGCTTGCATGGCGGCGGGCGGTATCTGCCGGAAGCGTACCAGGACGCCAATCAAACCGTTGGCAAGATTGAAAGCGTCACCGCCCAAAGCGCCCGACGTGGTGGGAGGTACCGTTTGCGTCTGCTGCACCTGGGCGTTGATGCCGGCGATGGTGTTCTCGTAATCGCCTTGCGCCGTGGCCTGCGCGAGTTGCCTGTTCATGTCCGCGAGCTGCATGGTCTGTTGATTGGACAGATTGGTTTGCGCGAGCGAGTAGGCGTTAGCCTGCGACGTTGAAGCGTTGTTGGTGGTTTGCGTGTTCGCCAATTGCTGGTTCGCGCTTGACACGTTGTTGTCGTAAGTCATTTGGTTTGTCCACGCGCCGATTGCGGTGCCTGCGATGGCTCCGGCCACACCGCCGATATTGCCCGTGGCTGCGGAACCGACCGCGTTGGCCACACCCGATCCGATGGTGTTGATCTGCGCCATCTGATTGTTGAAACCGAGATTCTTCAACGTCAGATCGGTGCCCATCTGCGCGGCCTGGTTGCTGATCGCGTTCATGGCGTTGCGGTTCGACGTGCCGAGCCGGTTCTGGGCGCTTGCGTACTGTGTGCCGAGCTGGGCTTGAGCGTAGGCGTTGTTAATGCCCATCTGGGTTTTCTGGAAACTCCAATCCGCGCTCTGCTGCGCGTATTGCCTAGTGTAGGCGCTGTTTGCAAGCGCCAAAGCCGAACCGTTGTTTACGGCCATGAATGTGGGGAAATTGGTTATGCCAAATGATGCGTTGAGCATTTCGCCAGTATCGATGGGCAAACCGAGTCCGTTCGGCAATGGCTGATGTTCGCCGAGGTTTCCGGCATGATATCCGCGCGCGTAGAAATTCAGGCGCGGAGACGGTGGCGCGTAATTCCACGCTTCTCGAATAATCAGGTCAGCGGACGGAATCTGTTCCGGCTCGTATGTGATCACGGTGCCGTTCAGGCACGAGCATTCGATATAGGCATATGGGGCTGTAAGGAATTTTTTCAGATACTTGTAGCGTTCCGGCAACTGGAAAGTATCGCGGAAATTCTTCAAGTTGATAATGTCCGCGTAGCGGGCGTTGCTATTGTCGTTTCTCTTGCGTAGTTCCCAACAATTACCAATAAAACCGACGGAATGTCCGAAAAGTTCCGTCTTTTTCGGCTGACCGTCCAATAAGGCTTGCGGCAGATGCGGCACGGCGTAGATGCCGCAAATTCCCTGAGTGACCCACGGTGCGCTCATGCCTTCGGTGAAGAATGTGACAATATCGGCGGGCGTATCCAAATAATACATGGATGTGCCATTAAGCTGACTCTCGAACGCGCTACCTGTGGCGGTGTTGACCACCGGATTATCCTTGGTGCCCGTATCGGCCTCCAAATCGGTGGTGCTTACGATGATCAGCCCGTAGGATGTATATTTCACGCCATCATGCGCGCCAATATCCATGAGTGGTTTCCAAGCTTCGTTGGTGAGTACGGTGCATTTGCCGGTGTCGAGTCCTTCGGGGAGATCCAAATACGTTTTGCCGTAGTCTTTCCAGGCGTTCTCGTTCGCGATGCCGACATGGCCGCGCTCGACATACGCGTTACCCAATTTAATATCATGCTGGAATGACTGCCACACATCCAATTGGATATTGAGCTGTGTGGTGTTGGCGTTCACATAATCGCATGTCTGAATGAAATAATACCAACTACGGGGGGTATCAAAATCATAGTCGTTCGTCGCGATCAGATAATTGTATTGGCACGCTTTGGCGAACGGCACCGGTAGTCGTACCGGAAGGCCATATTTCGCCATAGTGCAGTCGGTGAACTCGATACCGTCCAATCGGTCGAAATAATCTCTTTGAGCTTGCTCGCTCCATCTGACTATATCCCTGTAGCCCATGTCCCACGGCACGTTGCAGAGTTTGAACCGTGTGTTTGGTGTCCATTTCGCATAGCTGAAGTTTATAGGCAAGTCGTTCGCGCTCATAAAACCCTCCTAAAAAAAAACAATAGGTGTGGATAAAGTCTATCCACACCTATTTTAGCGGCTGGTTATCATCGCTATGCGGTGACGGTGACCTTTGCCGTTCCGACAGCTTCCGCAAACCTCACAGTGACGTTGGCGGTGCCCGCTGTGGTTCCGGTCAGCACTCCGTTGGGGGTGACGGTCGCGTGAGCGTCCACCGTCCACGTGGCGAGATTGGTGACGTCCGCGGTGTTGCCGTCCGTCTTGGTGGCGATCGCCTTAAGCGCCACATGGCCGTTCGCCTTGACCGACTTTTCGCCCTGGATCTCGACGGACTCGATGGCGCCCGTCTTCCAGCCGCCCAACCATTCTCCGACCACGGGCACGGATAGTGCGGCGGAAACCGTCTGGTCGATTTCCGGCGTTGCCGGATTGATGTAGGTTGCCTGAGCGGTGACCTTAAGCGTTTCGGCGGTTTCATCCAAACCACAACGAAGGATGCCGTCATTGTCAATGGTCGTGAACTGGGAGGTTGCGCCCTCGACGGCATACTTGATGCCGGTTGGCTGGAACGTCGCCGTTTCCTTGTTGGCGCTCGTGATGGTGGACACCACCTGGACGAGATCGCCACGGGACACGTTCTGCGGAGTGATGGCGGGCTGACCGTATTTCTGCACGCGCAGCTCGAATGCCGGCGTGGAGGTGGTGAGCGTGTCCGGCAACGTCACGGACTCGTTGGAGCCTTCGCCCGTCCAGAACAGAATCGCGTTCGCAAAAGGATTAGGAGTGATGCTGCCACGATGCTTGTAGAAAATGTTGCGCGTGCCGTCAATCGGATTAACGGGGCTGTTCGTCGTCTCCAGCATTTCATCCCAGCAGAAGAAGAAGTCCTCCGTGGTGAGCACGGCCTGAACCTTGCCGCCCTGTCCGCCGATACCGAACATATCCTCCGGAATCGGAATGATACGGTACGGGACGTTGACTTTATCGATGTTGAATGCGGCGGCCAATGCTTCCACGTTCAATGCGGCGATAACCTGCGGAGTGGCGAAGAGGATCGCTTCACTATCTCGCCACGGAGTCACCCAACCCATGGCATTATATCGGGGCATGGCGCTCATTGGCGACGCCTTCAGCTCGTTCGCCATCTGCTGGATGAGGCGCAACAATCCCTTAGCATCCGCTTCGGTCGAGTCGGCCTTACCAACGTCGGGGGTATGCACGCGGTAGAAACCGCCCTTACGGGCGTATTCCGCGAAGGTCTGCGTCTTCATGAGATACATATCATTCCTATCCGAGAGGACAGGCGCGTTCATGATCTCAGCGATATAATCCGACATGCCGCTTTCGCCGTCGAACGCCGTAAGCAAAGCGTCTTCAGGAATGGTGACGGGGTAATAATGGTCAAACGTCAGGGGGTGGAACACTGAAGCGGTCGGGAGCGAGTAACGCCCGTACACGTCATCACCCAAATACTCCTTGTTGAAATTGCGGGTGCGTGCCTTGACCAGGCCGACGGCGGCCTGCTCGTAGGTGGAGCCGTAGCGCTTCAAGGTGCGGGGGGAGCCGATCAGTTTCAGAGGGTCATCCCAATCCGCGTGCTGGATATAGAGGCCAATGAGACGCTGGATGAGCACGCCGGTGAACTCGTCACGAAGGTAGGGGAAGTTGCGCATGGTGTCCACGGCGTTCCTGATATTGCCCTGCGTTGCCGACGGGATACGGGTCTGGAACTGGGGGGAGGTGGCGTTGCGGACGGCGTTGAAGATCTCAACGTCACCCCTGCCCGCCAGTGGTCGAATATTGGACATTATATATATCTCCTAACTATTTTAGTCGAACAAATCTTCGATGGATTCGGTGCTGTCATTGTCTCCGTCGCCGTCATTGTCGGACGGTGCGGGGTCGTTGTAGCCGAGCGTGTCCATCATGGCTTTCAGTCCGGCCAGTTCCTTTTCAATCGCGTCGAGTCGTGCGGAAACGTCCGGCTCCTGCTTCGGCTCCGGTTCCGGCTCGGGTTCTTTCGGTTTTACTTCATCGTCCACGGTTTGCGTCTGCTGTTCCTCTTCGGTCGGCGGCGGAGTGGTGTTTTCCTCGCCGTCATTATCTGGGTCCGCCATGCAAAGCTCCTTACGATTGGCAATGGTTCCACTAAAATTATATCATGCGGCGGAAAAATAAAATGACCCCGCAATCACGCGGGGTCGAAACGTCTTATGTGAGCGCGAGTTGAAGATCGTAGGGCACTACCGCCACGATAGTGATTTTCACGGTCGGCGGCGTTTTCAGCCGTGGCAGTCCGACCCATGTTGCTCCCAGTCGAAAATCGACGCTCAGAAGACAATAGGCATTATAG